TCCCCAGGTCATTCCGCCGAAGAACTCCAAAGACCGCAAGGCCTGGGATCGACAGCAGGCGAGGATCCGGGACCTCGAACGGCAGAACCGCCAAGCGCAAGAGGAGCGCGCCGCCGAGTCTGCTCGACGGAAGAAGGCCGAGCGCAGGGCGCAGGCAGCGGAAGCCAGGGCAAATCTGGAGCGCATCGCCGCGGGATGCGGCATCAAGCGAATCGGGCAGGCGATCTACCTGTTCGAGGAAGCGCACAGGGGAAAGTCAGTCGAGGAGCTAGGCCAGGTCGACGAAGCAAAATTCTTCGAAGGGCTTCGTCAAACGGATTCGTACCTGTTCGGGGAAACGGTTGTGCCGGCGACCACTGGCACCAGCGGCACCATTCCGGGTGCGCATGTTCCCCCGAGGCCATCGTCCACATCAGTGGCCGCTGGCGAAGCAGCTCAAGTCGACACCATGAAGATGAGCGAAGAGGAGTTCGCATTGCACCAGCGAAAGCGTGGATTCCGAAGCGTCTCGTCGGGTGGATTGGGCTAAGGCAGCAGGCACGGGCGAGGAACTCGAACCCCCACGACAATAGAGAGAGAGGAAACAGATGGATTTCTCAGTCATTCAAGCAGACCCCACAATTCGAGCCCTGGTTCAGGACAACTCGCTCGTTCGCCAATTCCGCGATCCCCTCCTGCCGCGCAACCTGTTCCGCGGCGAGGCGGCGCCCGTGCATCAGCCGGGCAACGCCGGTGACAACTTCGTGTTCACGGGAGCCGGCCTCATGTCGCCGAGCCCGAACCCGCGCAACCCGAAGAACGAGCCCGCTCCCAAGGACTACCAGAAGGAGCAGTGGAGCATGCAGCTTCACGAGTACTACGACCGATGCCCGGACACTCACATGCCGACGTCGATCGTGGCCATCGTCAACCTGCTGAACGAGAACCTCGCGGCTCTCGGAAAGAACGCAGGCCAGACGCTCGATCGCGCCGTCCGCAACCGTCTGTACAACGCCGGCCTGAGCGGAAATACCGTGGCGACCGCGAACGCCTCGAGCACCACTGTGGCGCTCGCGCGCCTGAACGGCTTCACGACTTCGCGTCGTCCCGACCTGTCCACCGGCAGCCCGGTGCAGTTCCAGGCGGTGAGTAGCAACAACCCGCTCGTGATCCACTACCTGCACAGTGGCACCGTCTACACCACGACGGTGACGGGCTACACGCCCACGTTCTCGGGTGACGAAGTTGGACCGGGCACGATCACCACGGCCGACTCGGTGACGATCACCGCTCGCGACCCCGTGTGGACCGACGACTGCAGCAACATCGTTCGCCCCGCCGCCGTCTCCAGCATCGACGCTCTCACGAGCACCTCGACGCACGCGTTCACGTTCGACCTCTATCGCCAGGCGATCGGTCGTCTCGAGGAGATGAGCGTTCCCAAGTTCTCGGACGGGTACTACCACGTCCATATGAACAGCTACTCGAAGGCGCAGCTGTTCACGAGCACCGAGCTTCGCCAGCTCCTCACCTCCCTCCCGGACCACTACTGGTTCAAGAAGTTCACGCTGGGCGAAGTGCTCGGCGGCATCATCTTCAACGACGTCCAGTGCCCGCGGAAGAACACCGTCATTGGCGGCAACACCAACACGTACGTTGGCGGCGAGGGCGGCGAGATGTTCGGTGGCGAGACCATCAGCTCCGGCTCGGGCACCCTGGAAGTCCAGCGCCCGATCTTCATCGGCGCCGAGGCGGTGTTCGAATACTACAACGACCTCAGCGGTCTCACGACCGAGGCGGGCGTGTGTGGTGTCGTCGGCGAGTTCCAGCCGGCGCAGCTCACCAACAACGGCGTCGAGATCAACGTGGACCGCGTGCAGGTCTACATCCGGGCGCCCGTGAACGTGAAGGGCGACATCGTGACGAGCATCTGGCGGTCCATCATGGACTGGCCGACCCGCACCGATGCCACCACCGGTGACAGCGCGCGCTTCAAGCGATGTGTTGTTGTCGAACACGTATAACCGCGTCGCAACACCATGAACAAATCGCGAGACAGCCGTCACACGACCGAGAAGAGCTCGGGCGGCTGTCTTGCGTCCAAGTTTTCCCCTCGTGGGAAATTGCCCTTCGGGGCATTCAATGGGCCTGGGCTTGTCTATGACAGCCGTAAACACAGACGTTCGTGTCGTTGTGTTCTGGCCCGCCTGCTCTGTGGTTGCACTTCGGTGCTTGCCCATACGAAAGAGCAGGTTCGCCGCACGCGCCTGATGGTCGCTGATACGTGTTGCGCCTGCTTGGTCAGTGGGTCTCCACGCCAGCTTTTAGATGGCGAGTTTGGACTGGCTTCGGCCTTGTCCAGATTGTTGTGTGGCATTCGAACGCTTGCGCGTTCATTTGACGGCTCGGATGTTAATCGTCCGTTGGTGACTTAGGTCATGACGTCCAACTCTCGCCTTTCCAGTCCCCATCGTCGTGGGTTAAACGACGTATCTGGCAGCGCTGGAGTTGAACGTCCCGCCATCTTTTTGACCGACGAAAGGTAGGCTCTGATGAGCGTCCTAAGCGACAGAACAACCAAACAACAGAAGACGGCGGCCAAGCCGGCGGCCCAGCCGGAAACCAAGCCGGAAACTGCGGCGAGCGACTTGCCGGCGTCCTCGGATGCTTCGGTGGAAGAGGAGGGCGTGGCATCGGTCGACGACCTCAAGGTCACGCCTGAGCAGTTCGCTGCCGAGAAGGCCGCGGCTGCCGCCAAGACGGCAAAGGCGAAAGAGCCTATGGCGCCTCCGGTGCCTGCGGAGATGGATCCTATCCCGGCGGTCAAGGCCGACGTTGCTCCGCGCGTTCGCGTAGTGCAGGACGCCGAGTTCTTGATGGGCACGGCGGTGTGCCGGTTCAAGGCCGGGCAGGTCCTGAGCGCGAACCACTACATGCCAGACGCGTTCCGCGAGATCCTCGCGCAAGTCCACACGGAGCCAGTCACCGAGTAGCAAATGCTCTCAGAGCCCGAAAAGACCCGCATCCGATACCACCTTGGGTACCCGCAACTCGGGATGAGCCCATCGCTGTCTATCGGCGTGCCGATCGACACTCCGATGCTGACCTTGCTGCAGCGGACGTTCGAGCTCCTTTTGCCTCAAGCTGAAGACCTGGTCCGCATGTTGCTCAACCGATGCGATGTGAAGGACCAGGAAGTGGCTGACTGCTCTATCCGCATGCAGGCCAGCAAGGTCGACGGTGTTGAATTGCGCAAGGACGAGGCTGACGCGCTCGAACGCGAGTACATGCGCGCGGTCGCCAGGCTGGCCGATACCCTCGGCGTCACCATCTATCCGTACTCCGAGCGGATCAAGTCGATGCCGTCGTCGGGCATGACCAACGTCGGAATGATCGGAATCTCCCGATGAGCATCCCTGTCGCAATTAATCACGTCGGCGTGCTGACGGCCACGGCCTGGACGAACTCGTTCGGCGCCAGCCCAGTGGACACCAGCTTTGCCGCGGTCTACGCCTCGCAGATCAACAACCAGCAGGACATCGTCGGCGCCACGAGCGTCCCGGTCACGCTGCAGCTCGGAAACGTTGGCAAGGTGCGGGTGCTCATCGCCAGGTGCACAGGCAACGGCGTTGTGCTGAAGCTCACCAGTGCCAAGGGTGCGGAGCAAGCTGTCCCGCTGAGCGGCGGCGGTATCGTTGTGCTCCATCTGCCTGTGCTGGGAGACGAGCTGACTGCCGTGAAGGTGACGGGGGACGGCTCGACGGTTTCGTACTTCATCGCGGGGGACTTGGCCTGATGCAACAGGACCGGACCACTCCGAGCCATGTCCCGGCCGAATCCACGGCCGCATCGGGCAGGCTGCATCCTCTGGCCCCAGGCCAGAAGACGCTCGGGGAAAGTCTCGGTCCCACGATTGACGTCATTCGCCAGATTGCCACGAGCCTCGGCCTGCGCCCGTACCGCGTCTTTCTCGTGCACTGGGAGTGGCCGCAGACCAAGGGCATCGGCGCGCCGGTTGAGATTTCGCGCCGGGAGATTATGCCCACCCCGAAGGTGGCCGATATGAGCGGCATGCCGTTCAGCTTGGCCGCAGTCGGAATGACCGAGATGGGCGGCGTGCGAGTCAGTCAGATCAGCCAGCGGTTCAGCGAGGACGACCTCATCGGTCGCACGCCTGACCTGCGCGACACTGTTCACCCGAAGACCAGCCGCGGAAACGTCGAGTTCTTCTACGAGATCGTCGAGGCCCGCCAGACGGTCCCCCCACCCAAGCCCAGGCGGTTCGTTCCCCAGGGCGTGCCGATGCTCAACCGCACCGGCATGGAGTGGCGGCTTTCTCTCACCCGCAGCGAGTACACCTACGACGGTGTGGTGGAGGCGGCGCGGTGATTCGCAGGGTGCACGTTCGTGACCTCGCCGGTTACATCGGCAAGATGCCCAAGGAGCGCCACGCGGCGGCCGTGAAGCACGTGCGGCGCACCCTCAAGCAGCGCGGCCGAGTCATCGTACGGGAGGAGATCAACGCCACACCGAAGATCCCGGTGGACCGCGGCGAGTACCTGCGATCGTGGCAGGTGGTCGACATCCCAGACGGCGTTCGCATTTTCTCGACGAGCCCCTACGCAAGAGTGATCGAGCGCGGCCGGCGCCCTGGCTTCTGGAGCAACATCCAGGCGCTCATCGGCTGGGTCCAGCGCCACGGTATGCAGCGGTGGAACAGCAACCCCGGCATGCGCGCCAGGGTCACCGGCAAGGACGCTCAGCTGGCCAACGCTCGCAGCATTGCCTTCGCCATCGCGGCAGCCATCAAGCGTCGCGGTCTGCCTGCTAGGCACGTGTTCGAGCGCGCCTCCAAACGCATCATCGAAGAATGCAAGACGGCGTGCCGTGCCGCCTTCGCCAACCACGAGGATGTGGCCTGATGCCGATTTCAGAACGCTTCTGGTCGAAGGTGAACAAGGGCGAGAGCAACGGTAATTGCGCTTTGACCGAAGAACAAGCTCGTGAAATTTACAGACGGAAACGTTCTGGCGAGCTTCAGCGCGTACTTGCAGATGAATACGGAATAGATCAAACGCACGTCTCTCGCATCGGAAGAAAAAACTGGTTACACATCTCCGGTGGCAAGGAGGCACATGCTGCGCCAGGAATATAGTCATTCAGCCATCTGCGATGTCCGGGACGCCTGCGCGCTGGCGCTCAAGCGCCTCCTGCTCAGCATCGATCGAACGATCGAAGGCGAGCACATCCAGTTCGCGCAGGTCTTCGACGAGTGGCCCACCTCGGACGACAAGTTCGACTGCCCTGCCGCTTGCGTGCTGCCGCCTCCTGAGTGGCGCTACGACGACACCGGTGGAACGCCCAAGCTCATGGAGCAGACCATCGAGCCGCTGCCCATCCCCACGCCGGTCGATGGAGCCACCGAGCCGCCGGCCTACGGCCTGTACAAGACGGCCGAGATGCTCGACGAGTTCGGGATCATCCTGCGGGCGACGACGCCAGCCAAGCGGTCGATGCTAAAGCTCGCCGTGGAAGAGGCATTCCAGACCGCGAACGTCACCATGGATCCGAACGGCCAGCGCTACGGCCTGCTGCTTGACCTTCCCGAGTATTACGACTTGAAGGCACGAGCCTCGCTTCTCCGCGGTCAGAACAGCGACAGCGACGACGCGGCCATGCGCAACCAGCGGGAGGCCACGTTCGTCGTCTCCATGCAGGCCCCGAAGGTTCAGGTCGGCGCCGTGTGGCCGCTGGCACTGACAGTCACCAGAGCCACTCAAACCGCTGACGGCGCGACCATCAGCACCGCCGTAGTCCAGATCCCCACTCCCTATAGGAGCTAGCCGATGTTCATTCTTCGCACAACGTC